GTCGTGACCGCCAATACCGAGACCCAACTCAAAACAAAAACCTGGGCCGAACTCGGCAAATGGTTCAACCTCTGCTGGTTCGCACGCGAGTTCTTCACCCTGAACGCCACCTCCCTCGTCTCCAAGGACCCCGAGCGCGAACGCACTTGGCGGATCGATATGATCCCATGGTCCAAAACCAACCCGCAAGCCTTCGCCGGCCTTCACAACAAAGGCAAGCGAATGCTGATGATCTTCGATGAAGCCTCAGAGATCGAAGACATAATCTGGGAAACCGCCGAGGGCGCATTCAGCGACCGGGACACGCAGCTAATCTGGCTCGTCTGCGGCAACCCAACCCGCAACTTCGGCCGGTTCCGCGAATGCTTCGACGGTGGACAACACCATGATTTCTGGCATTGCACGCAAATCGACTCCCGCACCGTGCCGATCTTCAACCGCGCCCGCGCAGAGCGCTACATCAAAGCCTACGGCGAAGATTCCGACTACGTCCGCATTCGCATCCTAGGACAGTTCCCGCGTCAAGGCTTAATGGAATTCTTCTCCGCTGCTGAAATCGACGCGGCAATGTCCGACGATCGAGAGGTGTACACCGACCCACAAACGCCGCTTGCAATGGGCGTTGACGTTGCGCGCTACGGGCGCAACAACTCGGTTATCTTCCCACGAAAGGGACGCGATGCGCGAGCCATCAACCGCAAGGTCTTCAACGGAATCAACACCGTTGAACTTGCAAATTGGGTCTTCGACTGCTGGACCCAGTGGCACCCAGATGGAATATTTATCGATGGGGGCGGTGTTGGTGGTGGCGTCGTCGATAACTGCCGAGCCAAACATTTGCACGTCTGGGAAATCCAATTCGGCGCAAAGGACTCCGTAACCGGCACGACCAACGACAACACCGGCGAGAAGTACGCGAATATGCGCGCGGCCATGTACGGTGCGCTGCGCAGCTGGCTCAAGGGCGGCATGCTTCCCAAGGACCCAGACCTCCGCACCGCCATGCTCGCTATCCGATACACCTTCAACAAGAACGATGAAAACCTTCTGGTCTCCAAAGAAGACCTAATGGAAGAAAACTCGGGTCTGGTCCTTGACGACCTCGATGCGCTCGCCCTGACCTTCGGTGGACCCTTAGCGCCCCATGACGGCGCTGGCCGCGAAGGGCCAAAGGTCGAACTGGTCCAATCCGAATACGATCCCTTCGATCGCAGGTTTATGGAGGCAGCGTGACCCCATCTCAGCCATCGCAACCACTCCCCCAGCTTCCTGCCGCCCCCGCTGCGCCACCAGTCTTCGGACAATCCCCCACTGGTCAAAAGCCCAAGCCGAAGTCTTCCCAGCCGACCTTCCTTGGTTCAGGGGCGTTGCCGTCCCCCGGTAATCTCGGCGGCAAACAGTTGATTGGACAGTAGATGCCCACCGCGCCCTTGCTCCCCGCAGACGACATGGCCAAGGCCCAAGCTAGCGCTGGGCTGAACCCGACGAATTTCTTGATAGCAGCGGCAGACATGCATGCCTCTGGCCAGCTAACGCAGCCCTCAGGCCCGCACACTGATCCACTCGCCCGCGCTAGTAAGCAACCCCGCAAGAGGATGCAGATAGTCAAATGAGCCTCCAAGGCGCCCAGCGATTCTCTGGCTTGTATCAGGACAATGTCACTGAGCAAGACCAGCGCCTGCGCCGATTTCAGCAAGGGCGTTTGCTAGGTCTTCGAGTCAACCGCTACTCATGGTGGACTCATGCTAGAGAGTTGGCGGATTATATTCTACCACGGAGGTATAAATGGCTGATCACACAGAACCAACAGAACCGCGGATCGCCGATCAACCAGCACATATTGGACTCCACTGGGACCTTAGCCGCACGCAACTTAGCAGCTGGGATGATGTCAGGTATATCATCACCCACGAGACCTTGGTTCAAGCTGAAGATCGGACGTTTAGACAGCACCCAGACTTCCCCCGTCTCGTTGTGGTTGGCTGAATGCGAACGCCTAATGTATTTGGTGTTTGCTGAGAGTAATTTCTATACAGCTATGGCTGTTTTCTATTTTGATTTGATCGTCTTCGGCACCGCCGTGATGCTGATGTACGAAGACTACGACAACGTCCTCAACTGCATCAACCCAGCCTTCGGCGAATACTACGTCGACATCGACGGCAAGTACCGCCCAACGATCTTCTACCGCGAATACACCTATACCATCGCGCAGACCGTTGACGAGTTCGGCTGGGAAAACTGCTCGCCGATGGTTCGGCAGTTCTACGACCTCGCCGACGGCGCGAACCTAACCAAAGAGATAATCATCGCCCATGCCATTGAACCGAACACGGACCCAGAGAAGTACGGCATCCCGCGTCATTTCAAGTATCGTGAAACATATTGGGAATGGGGAGGGGCAACCAATCCTCAGGGTGGAACTTCGGCTAGAGGGTTCTTGCGTAAGAGAGGCTTCAACGAGCGTATGGCTATCATTGGTCGATGGGACCTCGTTGCCAATGACCCGTATGGCCGATCTCCCGGAATGGATGCTTTGCCTGATATTAAGCAATTGCAACAAGAGACAAGACGAAAAGCTCAAGGCATCGATAAGGGAATTAACCCGCCGCTAGTCGCCGATGTCCAGCTTAAGAATCAGCCCGCATCGCTCCTTCCGGGCGGGATAACATTCTTGCAGGGCATGATGTCCACCGGCAACGATGGAATGAAGCCAGCCTACGGCAATTGGAAGCCCGATATCGCCGCGATCTCCGAGGACCTCCAAGAAGTCCGCGGGCGGATCAAAGAAACCTTCTTCAACTCCCTATTCCAAGTTGCATCGCAATTCGAGACTCGCTCGAACATCACCGCGGTCGAATGGGACATGCGGAAGTCCGAATCGCTGATGATGCTTACCCCGGTGATCGAGCGATTGCAAAGTGAGGTCCTCGCCCCAATCATCGACCGTGCTTGGGGCATCATGGCCCGGGCCCGCATCCTTCCACCACCCCCAGCCGAGATCGCTGGTCGTGAACTCAACATTGAATATACCTCTATGCTCACGATCTCCCAGCGCGCTGCGCAAGCAGGATCGATCGAACGCATTCTGCAAATGGCTGGCCAACTAGGCGGGATCGATCCAGCGATCATCGACAATATCGACTTTGATATGGCCCTTGACCTCTACGCAAACCTTCTCAATAACGACCCGCGTATGATCCGCTCGCCGCAGGCCCTAGCGATGATCCGTCAGCAACGCGCGCAGCAGCAAGCGCAGCAGCAGCAACTCCAGACCGCCGAAACCCTTTCTAAAGCCGGTGCTAACGCCTCGGCCATAGACGTTGGTGGCGGTCAAAACCTAGTACAGAAGATGTTAACCGCATGACCACTATCATCCTAATCATCATCTACTGCATCATCGTCGGGTACCTCTTCCCATGACCTTCGATGGCTCAAATCGAAAGCAAGTCCGTGAACGAGAGAAAGAACTCAAGATTGCCGAGGGCAACCGACTTGCATATACGAAACGTATCATGCAAGATCGTGCGGGCCGCAAGTGGATGTACGACCTACTCGTCAAATGTCACATTTGGCAGACCCCATTTGCGGCAGGTCAGCCTGACACTACCTCCTTCCGTCTTGGCGAACAGAACCTCGGCTTGCAAGTCTTCGCCGACGTGATCGCCGCAGCGCCAGAAGACTACGTAGTAATGATGAATGAAGCCAGCATAAAGGACCAAGTCCATGACCGACGTTACAGTGACGAACGAAGCACCTCCCGGGAATTCAGCGGAAGCGAGAACAGCGGACGGGACGTTGAAGGATCAATCGTCGGCGAATACGACCCATACGCAGACGGATCAGAATCAGTCAACTAACGGTGATTCGTTTCTCACCAAGAAAGCTGATGACACGGCGGCTAAGACTGATGACACTACGAAAACCGACGATAAGAAAGATGATACCAAGAAGGATGATGCCGTAGCGGGTGCCCCAGAGAAGTATGCCGACTTCAAACTCCCCGATGGATTCGCCTTCGACAAAGAACGCCTCGAAGCTGCCCATGCCCAGTTTAAGGAACTGAACCTTACTCAAGAAGGTGCCCAGAAGCTCGTCGACTTCTACGCTAAGAACGCCCTTGAAGCTGCGAATGCACCCTACAAAGCTTGGGCGGACTTGCAGAAGAGTTGGACCGATGAAATCGCCTCCCGCTTCCCGGGCGATAAGGGCAAAGAAGTTCAGTCGATGATTTCCGGCGTTCTCGACTCTGCTTTGCCCCCGACCCTCGCCAAGAACGTCCGTGCCGCCTTGGACCTAACTGGCGCAGGGTCGCACCCCGACGTAGTTGAGGCATTGAATATCTTGCTCAAGCCCCTTTCCGAAGGAACCCCAGTCAAAGGCAATGGCCCGACTAAAGAGTCGCAGCGCGCACCTGATGCTGGCCCACCTTCAGTTGCAGATGCAATCTATCCGCATCTTCGCAAGCAGTAATCCTACGCCCGCCCCAGAGGGGACGAACGGCAGAGCCCAGAGGAACATAGGATGAGACTACCCTCCCGTAACCCTAACACAGGATAGTATCCTATGCCAATCATTGGCTCTACTGCATTAACCTATGCAGATTGGGCGAAACGTATGGATGACGGCTACAAGGTCGCTGCCATCATCGAGCTTTTGTCCCAAACCAACGAAATCCTCGACGACATGATGGTCGTCGAAGGCAACCTCCCGACTGGTCACAAGACCACCGTCCGCACCGGTCTCCCGCAAGCCACTTGGCGCTTGCTGAACACCGGTGTCCCGAACGCGAAGTCCACCACCGCGCAGATCGTCGACACCTGCGGCAACCTCGAAACCTACTCCGTTATCGACAAGGATATCGCGGACCTCAACGGTAACACCCCTGAGTTCCGGCTTTCCGAATCCCGTGCCTTCCTCGAAGGCATGTCGCAGCAGGTTGCATCAACGCTGATCTACGGCAACCAGTTCATCAACCCCGAACGCTTCACCGGGCTCGCGCCACGCTACTCGACCAAGACCACCGCGAACTCAAACACCGCAGCAAACGTCCTCGATGGCGGAGGCACCAACAACACCAACACCTCAATCTGGGTGATGACTTGGGGTGCTGACACCAACTTCGCCACGTTCCCGAAAGGCAAACTCACTGGTCTCCAGCAGCGGGACATGGGTGAGTGGCCGGTGACCGATTCCAACGGCAACACCTACCAAGCCTATCGCGAACACTTCAAGTGGGAAATCGGCCTAGTCAATCGCGACTGGCGCTACGTCGCTCGCATCGCGAACATCGACGTGACGCAACTCACCGGCGTGTCTGCCGCGAACCTGATCAACTTTCTCGTTCGCGCGCTGTACCGCCTCCCGACCGCTCCGGTCTCCGCAACCACCATCCAGACCTCCGACACTCCGATGGTTCGGGCTGACATGGGCCGAACGGTTATCTACTGCAACCGTATTATTCGAACTTATTTAGACCTTCAGGCCATGAATAAGACGAACGTGCTTTTGCGCATCGAGGAGTTTAACGGTCGCCCAATAACCACGTTCCGTGGCATTCCTGTAAGGACCGTCGACGCAATCTTGAGCAACGAAACAAACGTTGTGTGACCTAAGATGTCCGACATATCCCAAAATCTCCTAAAGCAATTTCTGGAATACGATCCAGAAACCGGTGATTGGCGTTGGTTGAAATCAACTGGCAAAATGATCAAAGAGGGTGATGCGGCCGGAACCATTAGTGTACATGGTTATAGGATCATCACTTTCCTTGGAACCAAGTATAGAGCCTCTCGTTTGGCGTTTCTATACATGACCGGCTCTTGGCCTGAGAATGAGGTTGATCATATTAATCGATGTAAGCTCGATGATCGATGGGACAATCTTCGTGATGTTTCCAGATCAGAAAATCAGCTAAATCGAGATATGCAAAGCAATAACACCTCAGGCGCTCGTGGAGTTCATTGGAACACTGAAAAGTGTAAATGGTGTGCTCAAGTTAAAAAAGATAACATAACACACCATGCTGGATATTTCGACTCCTTCGAAGAAGCCGTAGCCGCACGAGATGCGGCCGCGATCGAACTTCATGGCGATTTCGCCGAACAAAATACGGAGACCTTACAATGATTTTAGATGGCCTTCTTGCCTTCGACTTGGCCTTCAACGCAGCCCAAGCCGCGGCTACTTACAACTCCGGCAACACCCTTGATCTCGGCATCACCGGAGGTCTTCCGGCTTCGGCCGTAGGCGGTGGCGGTGCCCGCGACATCGGCATCGGCGACGATCCGGCAATGAAG